CCCTATCACGGTTGGAGCCACCATTTTCACATTTGTATCAGTGAAATAGGTGGCCCAAACTGGCACAGCCTACCCGAATAGGCAGACTGCCCCGACTTCTTAATTAATAAGGAGTCAACCACTTGAGTTTTATGTCGGCGCTCTTCGATCGCCCCTGGCGTTCAAGATGTCTTTTGTCGGCATAAGGCTCTTCGCCCTGCTTCAAAAAGAATTTCATGAGGGCACCATACCCACTCACACTACTGCGAGGAGTACGATAACGAGCAACATAACCCTTAACCAAAGGGCGATGTAGTCGAGGACATTCGCGTTCGGCTTGGTAACCAAAAGCGAAGGATGTCCTTCCCAAGATTGTGGACGTTGACTCAACTACAGGAAAGTAGGGAAGAACTTTTCCTATAATCTTGTCAAGGTGCTTGGCAGTTTGCCACATCCCATTTGAGTAGAATAGGTTGCGGAGAGCCACCAAGCTTTCCACTTCTTCAACGTCAGTCCGTGATGAAGGAAACGTACGACGAACCCTGACAGGTGTTACGTCAGAACCGTCATAGTAGTCTCCTCCACAAGATTCTCGGAATTTGCCATTCCAGAAACTCTTGTTGACATTTACCTTAAAGCCAAAAAGGCGTAGGGCATCATTCACGGAACGTACATAGTCTACGGGAATGATTATATCATCCCCATAAACGCGCACCTTTCCTTTAAAGGACATAATGTCCTTCAAAGTTAACCGGCGCTTGAGCTCCTGCTCGATTCCGTAGTAAACGACGGTCAGAAAGACCATCGCCTCTATCGGAAAACACAGGGCTGAACCCATTGATGCATATTTGAATATGGACATAGTTCCATATCCATCTATAGAGGCCTTCGAAGACCTCGTAACCATCAAGACTTCCTTCAGGATGTCCCAATTAGCAACGAGGTGTTCTACATGTCTCTTCGAAACACGATCGGAGGCTTCACTCAAATCGAGCGTTGCCAGGCTCCCTTCGCGGGAGCCCTTTTGGGCCAGGAGCCGATTTGGCACCTGATCCTTAAAACCGATCTGACCCAAGCAAGCATTAGGTCGGTCATTTCGACCGATC